AGAATAACCGAAACGAATTCATTCACCGGACGAAGAACACCAAGGACATAAGCAGCATAAAGGAGCAAAGCCTAAGTATGCCAAGATTCGTTCAACGCCTATTGATGTGGAAGATGGAACCATAAAGCTTCAATTGAAGTTAACTGAGACCATGGCACTACTACGTAGTTTAAAACCTGATGTAGTATGCAAAGTCAAAGTTAATGTCGATGGAGCTGTGTGGCGAATAGAATCAGTCAATGAGTTTGAAATTCATATGGTGAATGAAGAAGGCACTTTGGATTTGGAAGTTGAACCACATTCTGATCTAGATTCTCAGAATATTCTTTATAAGAGTATTCCATCCACTTACAACTTGACCTATTATTATAATGATAATAAGTCTAAGTATAGGTTAGGATATGGAATGATGATTAGAGGGAGTATTATGATGATTCCTTATCATTATACTATCATAATGCGTGAAAATCCTGGAGGACGTCTCGTTTTGACTAACGGAACCAATCCAGAAGGGATTGAAGTGCAAATAGATGATGAGGATGGTCAGACTGGTGTATTAAACGGTATCCATATTGTTGATGACACACTACAGGCTCCATATAATACTAAAGATATGTTCTTGTTTGATTGTGGAAGAATCATGCCAAAACATAAGGATCTTGTTAAGAACTGGATGAGTGCGCCGGATTTCTCTCGATTGGATTATGGTAAATGTCAGTTTCGTTCTCGAGTTGACATAGACCCTAATGTGTTGAAGATAAATTCTGGCGAAGCTACAGTATATGGAACTCCAATTTATGCCTATGTAGGTGAGAAGAAAGAGGTAGTCTATAATATCAATGCTATCGCTGTCCCAATCACAACACAACCTGGTGATTGTGGGAATCCCCTCATAGTGAACAATAAGTATATATCAGGAAAAATTGCTGGCATTTTAACGAATGGATGTGACAATAATACGTACTTCGCTTCAATTACGAAAGAGGATCTTTTGGAATCTCTAACGTATTTTAAGAAAGAGGCTACTATTGCACATTTTGACTTAAAACCAATATTTGAAAATGAGACTATACCATTGCCACAGGGTAACTTCCACCCAATTGGCACCGCTGCTCCAGCCCCATCAGCAGGAAAGTCAAAGTTTATGCGATCTGATTTGTTTGGAAAGATTTTACCTAGTACTAAGTTACCAGCTAAAATTAGACCGTTTGAAAAGGATGGCATAGAGTTTGACCCTCTTGTTAAGGGACTGGAGAAGTGTGGCTTGCCCTCAGTCCTGGTTCCCCAAAAGTCATTGCATTTAGCTTATGAAGATGTAAAGAGAAAACTCAATATTTCATATTGTGGGGACTCAATACAATTTTATAAACGTGTGATGACTTTCGAGGAAGCAGTTCGTGGCATTGACTCTGAAGAGTACATACGTGCCTTACCCCGCAATACATCTGCTGGGTACCCATGGATATTTTCACGAGATTTGAAGAAACCTGGAAAAGAGACATGGCTGGGCAAAGATGATGTGTACAAAGGGAGAATGTACGAGGAATTACGGTCTGCAACTTTATCCTT